AAGGACAAGGAAGCTCGCAAGAAGCGCGATGAGCAGTATGAAGAGGGTATCCGGCGAACCGGACTTGGCGATGATGCACCGGGCGGCGCTCAGTTTCAGGGCGCAAGTCGCGTTGTGCACCCCATGCTCACTGAAGTATGTGTGGACTTCTCTGCCCGCGCTATTAAGGAGCTTTTCCCCGCTGACGGTCCCGCGAAGGACCACATCGTTGGCGACCCGACTGCTGATCGAGTAGCGAAAGCAGAGCGCAAGTCCAAGTATCTGAACTGGCAGCTCACGCAGCAGATGCCGGAGTTCCGAGCTGAGCTAGAGCAGCTCCTGACTCAGGTCCCGCTGGGTGGCGCTCAGTACTTGAAGCTTTCGTGGGACCCGAACAAGCGTCGTCCTGTTCCGCTCTTCATCGGCATCGATGACATTTACCTGCCCTACGCGGCGACGAATTTCTACTCAGCCGAGCGCAAGACACACGTTCAGTACGTAACCGAGATCGAGTACCGGCAACGGGTTCGCTCTGGCATGTACCGCGACGTTGACCTTGCTCCGACCACGATGGACCCGGACATCTCGAAGTCCGAGAAGGCCAACAACAAGATCGAAGGTCGTGACTCTGACGCTTACGACACTGACGGCCTGCGAACGATCTTTGAGATCTACGCAATCGCCGATCTGGAAGAAGACTACGGCCTCGCTCCGTACATCCTGTCGGTTGACAAGGTCACCGGCAAAGTTCTGTCGATCTATAGAAACTGGGAAGAGAGCGACGATACACAGCAAGAGATGCAGTGGATCATCGAGTTCCCGTTTGTTCCGTGGCGTGGTGCGTATCCAATCGGCATCCCGCAGATGATTGGTGGTCTGTCCGCAGCGGCAACTGGTGCTCTTCGAGCACTCCTAGATTCTGCGCATATTGCCAACTTTCCGGGGATGCTGAAATTGAAGGGCGGTCGCGAAGGCGGTCAGTCCGAGCGCATTGATCCGACCGAGGTCAAGGAAATCGAGGGTGGCGCGTTCAGCGATGACATCCGTAAGATTGCGATGCCGCTGCCGTTCAATCAGCCGTCCGAAACTCTCTTCCGTCTGCTCGGTTTCTTGATTGAGGCCGGCAAGGGCGTGGTCCGCACGACTCTTGAAGACATCTCTGAAAACTCGGCGAACATGCCGGTCGGCACCCAGCTTGCGCGGATCGAGCAAGGTCTAACTGTCTTCAGTGCAATCCATGCTCGCTTGCACGATTCCATGGGTAGAACCCTGCGAGTGCTGCATCGCATCAACGCGATGTATCTTGAGAACGACGAGGTCAAGAACGAGATTGGCGAACTGATCGTCAAGCGTTCGGACTTCGAAGGTCCGATGGACATCGTGCCCGTCTCTGACCCCAACATCTTCTCGGAAGCCCAGCGTTTTGCTCAGGTCCAGGCCGTCTCGCAGCGTGCGATGGCACTGCCGCAGATATACGACCTGCGCAAGGTTGAAGAGCGTCTGCTGAACCAGCTTCGCATTCCGAACGCCAAAGACCTACTGCTTCCGGCTCCGAAACCAAAGGAGATGAATGCAATCAATGAAAACGTTGCTGCGTCTCTTGGGCGTCCGGTATCAGCGTTCCCGGAACAGGATCACCTTGCGCACATCCAAGTCCACTTGGATTATCTCACTAGCCCCGTACTGGGTAGCAGTGTCCTCATGTCGGGGACATACATTCCTATCATTCTTAACCATCTCAAGGAGCATATCGCGCTGTGGTATGCCACTCACGTATTTGAGGTGGCGTCTAAGGCAGCGGGTCGCGACATTTCTGAGTTCCAGCAAGTCAAAGATCCGCAAGTGAAGCAGAGCTTTGATCAACTCCTAGCGGCTACGAGTCAGCGTGTTGTCCCGAATGCCGGTCAGGCGTTCGGTGCTATTCCGCAGATCGTGCAGCAAGCGATGGCGACGATGCAGCAGATGCAGCAAAGCATGGGTCCGCAAGATCCGGCAGCGGCTGCGGCCATGGCAGAAGTTCAGCGCAAGGCTCAGGCCGATCAGATCAACGCGCAGACGAAGCAGTCCGAGCTTCAGCTTTCTGCTCAGAAGCTTCAGATCAATCAAGCAGAGCAAGCGCAGAAGATGCAGCAAGCTGCTCAGCGCGAAGTGCTCAAGCAAGACCGGCTCGACCAGCGCCAGCGCGCAGAGCTGGAGGTCAAGCTCATTACGAACCGCGAGGACAACCAGACTGCCAAGGAGATCGCGGCAGCGGAAGTCATCTCGGGCGAGAAGGTGGGTGTTTCAACAGGGACGGGGATAAATCCCTAGGGCAGCTCCTAGGGCAATCCATTTTTCGGAGGGTTTATGGCAAACGATTACATGAATCAACACAAGATGATGGCTATGGGTATGAACGTATCCGGCCAGAAGATGGTCAACGGTGGTTCCAAGAAGGGCATGGTTGATCAGTCGAAGGGTGTTAAGGGCGACCCGAAAGCAACGCCCGCTATGATCAGTAAAGGGAAACAAAATGCATGATTGAACGCATCATTGACGAATTGGAGCTTGCCAAGGCTCGTGTCGCACACGACGCGATGAAGCGGCAGCTAGAAGGGAAGGATGCAACGTTTGAATATGGCAAGGCAGTGGGCACGTATGCCGGGTTGCAGGCCGCGATTAATTACATAGATCGTCTTCTCAAGGATGATGAAGAGGGCGGAGAGGAGTTTTAAATGTCAGCTTTGAATGAGGCTTTTCCGAGTGTAGAGCCGGGTTTGATTCCATTTGGCTCGCGAGTGCTGGTGCAGATTCGTAGCGCGAAGAAGACTTCTTCGGGCGGAATCATTCTGCATAGCGAGACGCGAGAGACTGAGATCTGGAATACCCAGATCGCTAAAGTTGTGAAAGTAGGTCCGTTGGCCTTCAAGAATCGCAACACGATGGAAGCATGGCCGGAAGGTAACTGGTGCAAAGAGGGCGAATTCGTCCGTGTACCAAAGTACGGCGGCGATCGTTGGAAGGTTCCTTACGGGGAAAATGAGGACGAAGCTTTGTTCGTCATCTTCAATGATCTCGACATCGTGGGTGGTGTAGTGGGTGACCCGCTTGCCATCAAAGCGTTTATCTGAGGTGACTTATGGCAAACAATCAACTCATTGAGAACGATGACGTTCAGGAGCCTGAAGAATATGTTGCAGTGGAAACACCTCCCAGCGATGCTGAGGGAGAAGATACTTCAGTGGAAGCAGAGGCTTCTGAACAAGATGCAGCCGAATCCGACGACGGAGATGACGGAGACGATGACCGTCGCCTCTCCGAAGAAGATTCGGAAGAAGAAGACTCCGCGCAAGGGAAAAAGCAACTAACTCCAGAAGAGAAGCGCGCTCAGCGTCAGAACCGCAAGTTCCGGCGTCGGGCTGCAATCGAGCACAAGGAGCGTGAACTCGCTTTCCTGCGTGCCGAGAACGAGGAGTTTAAGCGCCGGCTAAATGCTGTTGAGCAGCGAACCAACGAGTTCAATATCTCTGCCGTTGACCAGAAGCTGAACGAGGCTTTGAACGAAGCTCAGTTGGCTGAGCGGATCATGGCGAAGGCTATTGAGCAGGGTCAGGGCGAAGATGTCACCAAGGCACTTCAAATCCGCGACCAAGCTTTGGAACGTGCTCGTCAGCTCAAGGCTGCAAAGGAACAGGCTGAGAAGCCGGCTCCGCAAGCCAAGCCTGGCAAGGACCCCCGCGTAGCCGCTTATGCCCAAGAGTGGGTGAAGTCCAACGACTGGTACGATCCTTCTGGCAAGGACGAAGATTCGGCGATCGTAAAGATCATCGATCAGCGTTTGGCTGCCGAAGGCTTTAATCCGGCAACGGAAGATTACTGGGTCGAGCTGGACAACCGGGTGGCCCGTCGGTTACCCCACCGTTATGGAGAGGATACCGATATGTCAGAACCCACACCGAAAGCAAAAGCCGCACCAAAACGTGGCGGTCCGCCGGTCGGTGGTAAGCGCGAATTTGCGCCGCCGTCTACCCGAAAAGAGGTGTATATCAGCCCTGATCGCAAGCAAGCCCTCATTGATGCGGGCGTCTGGGACAACCCAGAGTTGCGTCAACGCTACATAAAGCGTTATGCTGACTACGATCGTAACAATTCTTCTCGCTAAACAAGGGAGCGAGTTATATGAGCGATGAAAGACTGAAGAAAGTTCTTGGCGAAGGTCGTGAGAGTCGCAGCGCGTATGATCGCGCAGCCACTGAGAGCCGCGAGTTGTCAGACGACGACCGAGTTGAGATGTTTCGACAGCAGTTTATTCAGGCCGCGTTGCCTGATCTGCCGAAGATTCCGGGTTACCACACTTGCTGGTTGACCACCACGAACCCTAGAGATTCGATTCAGGCTAGGATTCGGCTTGGATATGAGCCGATTAAACCGGAGGAGGTTCCCGGCTGGGAATACGTCTCCATCAAGACTGGCGAATGGCAGGGGTTTGTTGGCGTCAACGAGATGCTCGCGTTTAAGCTTCCCATGTCGCTGTACAAAAAGTACATGCAAGCGGTGCACTTCGATGCACCCAATGACGAAGAAGCGCGACTGGCCGATACGAATGAGACGTTCAAGGAACAAGCTCAGCGTATGGGTTCAAGAATGGACGAAGGTGACGGCATGTCGGCCATGCGGGAATCCGCTAAGGTTCGCGCTCCGCAAGAGTGGTGACCTAGCAACTTTATTTAGAGGATAACCAAATGCCTTCGACCAGTGCAGCTTTTGGCCTGCGTCCGGCTTTTAGTCCTTCGGGCATCATCCGTCCCGTCGCTATGACTATTGAGTCGGGCTACAACGCCAACATTCTCCAGTTCCAGCCAGTTGTGATTAGTGCCACGGGCAACATTCAGGCTGCTGGTATTAGTACTCCGTTCGTGGGTACGTTCATGGGTGTCGAATTCACCGACACTGATGGCCGTCGCCGCGTGAGCAACAAGTGGACCGCCGGTACTTCGGCGACCGAAATCGTTGCTTATGTCACGACCGATCCCTCCATCGTGTACGAGATCCAAGCGGACTCGTCGCTCGTTGTGGGTGACATCGGTTCCCAGATGGACTTTGACAGCGTTACGGCTGGCAGCACCACCACGGGCCTCTCGCAGGCTATGTTGGACGTTGCTTCCAAGACGACTACGGGCAGCGCTCTCTGCCGTGTTGTGAACCTCGCTCCCGAGGTCAACAATGCGTGGGGTGACGCTTACACCATCGTTCAGGTCCAGATCAGCGAGCACCAGTTCGTCGCTGACCGTGTAGCATTCTAAAGGAGGACTAGAACATGGCAGTCCCAATGCGTAGTACTGACTTTCGTTCCATTGTTGAGCCTATTCTTAACGAGGCTTTCGATGGCGTTTATGACCAGCGTGCTGACGAGTGGAAGCAAGTCTTCGTCCAGCAGCAGGGCATTCCCCGCAACTACCACGAAGAGCCGGTTCTGTACGGGTTCGGCGCGGCCCCGGAGCTTCCGGACGGCACCGCTGTCACGTATCAGGCTGGTGGCGTGCTCTTCTTGCAGCGTTACGTCTACAAGGTTTATGGCCTTGCATTCGCGCTCACGAAGGTGCTCGTGGAAGATGGTGACCACATCCGTATCGGCCAGACCTATGCCAAGCACTTGGCGCAGTCGCTGATCGAAACGAAGGAAACCCTCTGCGCCAACGTGTTGAACCGTGCTTTCACCCCCGGCTACATCGGCGGCGACGGCGTGACGCTCGTTGCGAACAACCACCCGATTGCGGCTGGCACGTTCAGCAACCAGTTGACGACTCCGGCTAACCTGTCGCAGACCTCACTTGAGCAGATCCTCATTCAGATCCGCAACGCTGTTGACAACAACGGCAAGCGCATCCGTTTGAACCCGGAGAAGCTCGTTGTGTCGCCGTCGAACGTGTTCCAAGCGGAAGTGCTCTTGAAGAGCGTTCTCCGTACTGGCACGGCTGACAACGACATCAACCCGGTGAAGTCGATGGGCCTCCTCGCTGGCGGCCAAGCCAACCTCTCGCGTTTGACCTCGACCACTGCTTGGTGGGTGAAGACGGACGCGCCGGAAGGCTTGAAGCTGATGATGCGTCGTGGCCTTGAGAAGAGCATGGAAGGTGACTTCGAAACTGACTCCACGCGCTTCAAGAGCACCGAGCGTTACGCGGTGGGTTGGACCGACCCGCGCACGGTGTTCGGAACAGCTGGCGTTTGACGGGGATCAGTCCAAGTGACTAGAGAGAGGGGGCTTCGGCCCCCTTTCTTTTTGCTTGACTCTGGCATACACTTCTTCCAAGGAGGTTGTTTGTGCCATACGCAGACGAGTTTGCCGGGATCTACAAATTAGTTAACAAGGCTACGGGCACTTGTTACGTGGGTCAGTCGCAGCGCGTTAAAAAGCGCATTCGCGAACATTTCCGTTTGCTTCGGTGGAACAAGCATCCAAATCCAAGGCTTCAACACTCCTACAACAAGTATGGTGCAGACAGCTTTGCTTGGGAGATTGAGGCAAGATGCGAAGACACGGATGACCTTGATGTCATTGAAAACGCATTTCTTTCTGGTGAAGCTTGGTTTGAAGAGCCTGTTTTTTTTAACATTGCCGACTTTGCCAAAGCCCCGATGCGAAACAAACAGCACTCTGAAGAAGTCAGGGAGCGCATTCGGATTGGACGAAGAGCCGCCAAGTTTAACTATCAGTCTGAAGAGTACAGCGCAACCTTAAAGAAGGCTCATCAAGAAAGGCTTTTTTCAGATCCACAATTTGTTGCCAAAATCAAGTTCATAGTAGACAATCCAGACATGTCTTATGCTGAGCGCGGGCGTGCCTTGGGTACTGATACGAGTAGTGTCAGAAAATTTGCGCTCAAGTACGGACACTTAAAGGGAGTTTTATAATGGCTCAGACACGCTTTTCAGGACCGGTTGTTTCCGATAACGGATTTTCCGGCACAATTCTTAGTTCTTCCGCTGTTATCAGCAATCTGACTGTCACCAGCTTGACCATCGGCAGCACGCTGCTCACGAACGGCTCTGTTTCGGGCACGGTCGCTGGCCAGCTCGGTCGCATTCCGGTTCTCATCGGAAGCACCACGCGCTACATCGCCCTGTACGACAGCCTGACGCCGTAATAACGAGAGGGGGGCTTCGGCCCCTCTTTTCTATGTGATTGTGAGGGAAAGCAACCATGCGTCCTATTAGTTTTACAAGATCACAACCGGCGGCAAGCGGCACCAGCGTTGCGGCAGCGCAGCTTCTGAATGCGTCTGGCGTCATTACGCTAAACGGTGCGTTGGTATCGGGTGGCGTTGCCACATTGACGGTGCCTGCGGTGCTGACTGTGTTCAGCGAGAAAACGGCCACGGTGAACTTCGTGGTAACCGGCACGGCTCCTAACGGCGCTTCGCAGACCGAGACTCTGGCCGTAACGGCTTCGGGCACGGTGACCGGATCGCTCTCGTTTGCGACGGTGACAAGCGTTGCAGCTTCGGCTCCGACCAGCGCGACGATTAGTCTTGGCAACGGTGTTCCGGGCTACACGGCTTGGATTCCGCTCGACATCTACACGCCGAACCAAGTCACGAACATCTCGAACAAGGTCAGCGGTACGGTCAACTATTCGGTTGAGTACACGAATGAAGACCCGTTTGATACCAGCATCCAGCAGTTGGCGGTTCCGCATCCGAATGCGAGCTTGACGGCCGCTACGGGTGACGAGACTCAGTTCACGACGACGTTGATGCGTGCGGTTCGTTTGAAGATTAACTCTGGCAACGGATCGGTTCGCTTTACCTGCGTCCAACAATCGACGAAGTAAGCCATGGCTAATAAGAAGATCACAGATCTTTCAGCGGCCACAGCTCTTGGGGGCACTGAACTGTTTGAAGCGGTTCAGTCCTCTACTTCTGTCAAGGCTTCGGCGCAGCAGATCAAGACGTATGTGGGCAACTCGCTCAACATCACGGGCGGTGCTTTTAGTTCCGTCTCGATTAGCAGCAGTTCGCTAGGCTCCGTCACGATTAGCAATGGCGTAGGCAGCTTTAGCTCGCTTAACGTCACGAATGGCGCTATTCCTTACAACACGATCACGAATCGTGCGACTGGACAGTTTGAGTCTCACGTAGACCAGACGGCCACATCGGCTAACGTGGCCTATGTCGTGCAGTTGAACAACGCTGCGCCGTTTAATACGGGCATCACGATTGCGTCGAGCACGAACGTCACGGTGGCTGCGGCTGGGATTTATTCCATTAACGCTAGCATTCAGTTTTCTAACTCTGACACGGCTAACCACCTTGCTACGTTTTGGTATCGCAGAAACGGGAACAACATTGACAACTCCGCTTCTGTAATTTCGGTTCCAAAGTCAACAGACGGCGGAAAAACACTGGCTCAGGTTACGATTTTTGAATCGTTAAGTGTCAGTGACTACGTGCAGTTGGTCTGGTCTACGGACAACACCACCATCCGATTGGATTACTCTGCTGCTTCCGGTGTGATTCCAGAAGTTCCCTCGGTCATCTTCAACATGACGAGAATCGGCTGATGAAGTGCAAGGGCGACTGGTCAGACTGGCAGATGTACTCCAAGGGCGGAGCGGCTAAGAGTCCCGCTTGGCAGCGCAAAGCCGGAAAAAATCCTGAGGGCGGTTTGAACGAAGCCGGTCGGCGATCGGCAAAGGCGCAGGGGATGAACCTGAAGCCGCCGGTTTCTGCGGGGCAGGCTAAGAAGTCCCCGAAGGCTGCGGCGCGACGTAAATCGTTCTGCGCCAGGATGTCTGGCATGCCGGGTCCGATGAAAGATGACAAAGGCAGACCGACGCGAAAAGCGTTATCTTTGAGGAAATGGGACTGCTAGATGGGTGACTATAAGCGCCAGCACCAAATGCCTGCGCGGTATTTTGAGAGCTGGGGTCGGGATGAAGATGTGGAGCGCGGACGACGGTTTAATCCGAAGAAGCGCAAACTGAAAGATGCAGGTCGCGAAAAGCGACGGGAGCAAGAACATGGGCGTTAAGTATCTTAGAGATTTTGAGTTCCCGTCGGCTGGCGGGTTCCACGGTTCCAACAAGATGCCAAGCAATGTTGGAAAGGCCACTGGTGCTCCGCGTATGGCATCGATGCCAAAGGTCGGCAAGGGACAGGGCTACGCCGAGGGCGGTCGTGTTCCGGGTTACGACATGGATCGTTTGCCTGCTAAGAAGCCGCCGGGTCGCGGTATGGACTTAGCTCCGTCAAAGCCGTTTAAGGGCAAGTATGAGGGCTACGCTGACGGTGGCCTTTCTACCGTCAAAGCCGCTCTTGCTCGCGGAAAGGCTGCTAGCGAAAGGGGTAAGGCTGAACTTGCTAAGACGGCTGCGCTTCGTCAGAAGATGGGTGTTAAGCCGCGAGGTAGCGGTGTAAAACTTCCAAGCGAAAACTTGGTTCCCGGTCGTGGTAAACCCGCGATGATTTCTCCTGCCGCTAAACGCGTTGAGTACATTGCTAATGAAACCGGTCAGTACGATCCGTCGCGTGGTTCTGGCGCTGGAGCAGTCATGATGCCCAGTGTTGAAGGCCAAATGCAGCAGGTAAGCACGAGTCCTTTGAAGCCATACGCCAAGGGCGGCAAAGCCAAGGGCAAGAAGATCGCCAAGGTCATGCGCGAGTACAAGGAAGGCAAACTGCACTCAGGCTCCAAGAAAGGTCCTGTGGTGAAGAACCCGAAGCAAGCGATGGCGATTGCGCTGTCGGAAGCCG